TTCAGCAACTGCCTGAAGGGCCGCGTCTTGCTTGCGATCATAATACATTTCTCGCTGATTACGCACAAATTCCTCATTAGACATTCCGAAGATGTGTTCGGTTACCCACCGACGAGAGAAATAGCCTTCAGTTGCCGAGGCGGCGATATCGAACTTTTGTTTCCAGTGCTCAAGCTCTTGAAGCTCGGCAATTTTGGAAGGGTTATTAAGAGTTAAATCAAACCCAAGAAGATCATCACCTCGGAATCCAAGCGTATAAAGATGGATAATACCAATCTTTGTGAGTTCTGCAATAATAACTCTCTGGAGTCTCTGTACTGTTCTCGCGAAACGAATGTCTTTCTGTGCGAGGGTTGTCTTGTCTTCTGCGGCCTCCTCGCCCATCGAAAGATATGCGGCAGGAATCTTAAGAGCAGAAAACAGCTTATCGCGCAAATACTTAATGTCGTCAATCGCTGTGATGTTTTGTGCGCCTGCGAGGGATTGAATCTCTGTGGCAGAACCAGCACGAACAGGGATGAAATAATCCTCTTCAATACTCATTGGATTATAACGAAGGTCCAAATGTCCCGTTTTAGGATCGACAACAGAATGTCGCTTAAGCTGCGTTACAATCTTTTGCATGTACTGCTCTACATCTTGTGGAGGAATTGCACCAACGTCAATCTTAAACACACGACGTTCAGATGAGCGCACAACTCGATACGCCATCATGGCATCTTCCATTAGTGTAAGCTGGCGCCAGATACGACGTGCAGGCTCCATAATAGAAGAACCATATGGCATGTATTTGTCATTCCCTAAAATACGGAAATGGCACATCTGCCAATTCTCGAAAGTCATACCAGCGGAATTCCACTGATATTGGACATAATTTGGATTGGTTGCGTCTTTTCCTTCTAATCTTTCAATCTCTTGTGGAGGAAGAGCAATAACCGATTTAACACCATACTTGTCATCAATATCTAGGTATAAGAAAAAGTCACCATATTTACACATGGTGCGACTCCAACCAAAAAGATTATATTGAATATTTAAAACTTGATCAAAGAGAATAGTAAGTACGGCTTTGATTTCTTCATTGGGGCAGCGAACATTCAGCATCGGTCTCAATTGAGAATAAGTGGTCATTTCGTCTGCATAGATGTCCAGAGCAGAAGCAATTTCAGGCATATATTCCATCTGGTCGAAATCAACATAACGCTCTGTTCTGCGTTGATTTGCGATAGCATCTGTGGCCACGACATCCAGAGGATTGTATAAGGACTTTTTAAACTGTTGACCAGAGGCGGATTTAAATCGAGAGCCAAACTTGTCAAGATGCTGTCTGCGAATTCGTCTACCAGATTGAGACCGATAATTAATAATTGGCCCAGAAAAGAGCCTAGTCAGCGCTTTAAATAAGGCTGACTGTGCGTTGGCGGGGTTTTTTCCATTTCTATTAGGTGGCATTTATTTTCTCACTTTATAATCCATTTAAATTGATCGTACATTTTTTGAGCGTCAAGTTGCTTGTCCATAATATTATCCTTTTTATATCCATGTTGGCCGGCAATCTGGGTATTTATTGTGGTTTTAGATGTAATGATCGCATCCACGAAAGCTTTTTGATAATTTAATTCACGCGCGTTTGCCTGCAAGGCTGTATCTCTCACCCAGCATGCTATAGCCAATGCCATAACCAAATCATCATGATAACCTTTCATTGCTTGCGGCTTGCCGTTCCTCCATATAAAAGTCTTCATTTCATTAACAGTACGCGAAGAATATAACTTAATTAGTTTGTTTCTTATAAACTCCTCTAATTTCGCAATGATGAGAGGGCGCGTCTTCATGCTGGTTGAAAAGCCAGGAACTGCTGAATTGCGGACTTCAGCTTGATGCTGCTCAATATATTCATGTGTTGACTTAATCGAATAATATAAATTTGGATACTGATATTCTATCAGCTTATCAAGAACTGTGTAGCCAATATTGTTATTTTCTACAACCAGCATACATCCGCCGAATTCTCTACCGACTTGATTAAGCATATTAGCGAACATATCGGGAGTGGGTTTTCCTTGATATTCCCCTATTGCTTCCACCGTTTCTAACTTAATTATGTGAAACGTCGAGAAGTCTTCGCCATCTCCTCGCGCAACGTCTGCAACCATCAAATAATTACAGGTCGGATCAAACTCTTCCCAAATCCAAAAATTGCGATCAAATCCAGTACGATACTTTGGTTCTTTGCACTGCGACAACAACCATCCCATATCTTCTGGATCTATAACAGTGTCGCCAGATGTATTGAAATTGCATTCAAGCTCTTGCGCAATCTGTCGTTTGGACATGTTCCTGGTTTCTTTTTTAAACCACTCTTCATCCCTTTCAGGATGCACATCCCACATAAGTGTTGTCAGGTGAAAATTATTCGCTCCAGCTTCTGCGTCTGTACACGTCTTATGAAACCAATTACCAACGCCGTTTGGAGTCGAAAGTGCGATACAACGACCACCTGTCGAAAGTGTCGGATACAAACCTGTCCATAATTCCTCCAAACCCTCAATGTGTGCCGCCTCGTCAAGAACCAAAAGCGACAAAGCTTCCGAACGACCAGCATCGCCAGAAGTGGAAGCAGCTTTGATTGAAGAGCCATTGGAGAGCATAAACGACGTTCTATTATCAATATCAATATCTGCGATTCGAATCCAATCTGGAAGGTTCTTCATGATCTTCTTGACCTTGTTGACCAAGTTTCCTGCTGTAGCGAATTTGGTAGCCATGACAAGCACGGCTTTATCGCGATGGAAAAGCATCATCCATACAATATAGCCAGCGGTAATTGTAGAAATACCAAGCTGGCGTGCCTTGAGGATTACATTAAAGCGATGGTCATTAAAGTCTGCGAGAAGCTGATCTTGAAAATCATATGTATTGAAAAGAATAAGCCCGTGCATCGGGTGTGATATACGGGCATACGTCTTCAAGAAGTAAGCAGGATCCTTACCGCACTTTAATATTTCCTTTACTCTTTGTTTCTTGTCTAATTGAAAAGTCATGCATCATTAAGTGTATTACGACTGTGGCCCTTTGTCCTTCTTACGGGAATCATTATCGGGGCGCTTGCCGCCTTCGCCGTTCCAACCACCTTGGTCGAGGAATGTTTGCCACCCTTTCTCTAAGCGATCACGAGAAGGAGCCTCTACGTGCATTTCTTCATCTAAGCCGCCGACACTATAATGCATCTTAGCCACAACCCAAGAACGCACTCGTGAAGAATTTTCAACTCGTACATCAATCTCACCATCTTTGGTAAGAGTTACGCTATCACCAGTGATACGCTTGTACTCTTTTTTGAGCCACTTAGAAATATCGGAAATGCGTTGTTCCATGTCAGTTTCAAAACCAGAAGCATATACTTCCTTAAGTTGAATTTCGGACTGATAAGTAAGGCACATCATATTGCCGTAAAATTTGACGTTGAAGCCGTCCATCACTCGTTGGTCAATGAGGGCATCCCCCTCTTCGCGGCGCAAAGCGCCCGTACTTACAGGTTCATAGTCCTCGCCCAAAGCGCCGTCATATGCATTAGCGGCAGCTTGAGACAAGCCTTGAACGATTTCATAAACTGTTGCCATTATTCAGGTCTCCATCCTTTTAACCATCTTTCTTCTCTGCCTTCCACGTATTGAAGGTGGCATTTACTGCAACAATCAAACTTGATAAGGCAGACATCATCCATTGATTTCTTTGGAAAACTTCCGCAGATTGAACAACTCCTTAAAGATTCTCTATTAAGTAGTTTTTTTGAAACCTTTATACCATTAATGTCTACTTTTTCCTGTGTCTCTTCTGTAGACTTGACTTTTGAATACAAACTCTTCATTTGTTCGAGGTATTCTTTTTCCTTTTCTGGTGTCCAATTGGACTTAGGATTTTGAACAGTTTCATCTCCGTACTTCTTCGATATTGCTTTTTCAATTGCAGCAATTCGATCAGGATTATCTTTAGTCATTAAAAGCCCTATATGCTCCATAAGTTGCTGCAGCGCCAACAACAGCGCCACCTGCAGCCCACCACCAATTATTACGTGGTGATTGTTTAAGTAGTGATTCGCGAAGTTGCGTAATTTCCAAATCTTTCTGTTGGATAATCAATTCATATTCTTCTCTAAGGGCATCATAACGAATATTAAAGTTTTCTCTCTCCAATTGAAATTCTGCTTCCTTCTTGTCAAGCTCGTGAGTAGTTCTCAAATCACACTCTTCTAAAGTAAAAGTGCGCGCTGTCAAAATGTCCGCAGTTGCAATCGGATCAAACAAGACCCCCTCAAAGGGTGCAGGCTCGTTATGCCCCATGATAGTAAAACGACCCACGTCTTCTGCGTGGGCTATAGTACTCATAAATAATAACACATTAATCAACATGTGTAAACCCAAAAATCTCTTCAATATCGTTTATTAACTGATCTCGGTTACCTGAAAAGTCTTCGACATGTTGACGGCGAGTTTCTCTTTTCTGCCTCTCAAGTTCCAATTGAGATTCTAAATAATTTCTTTCTAGCTCCGCCAGCGCATCTCTATAGTCTTGCAGTGCCTCATCTCGCCTTTCAATCTCGCGCTGATGGATGTCTTTTAGTCCTGCGATTTGTTCTTCTAATGATTGCTGACTAGTCTCGTAAGCCAATTGCAGTTGCTTATGGTCATAACGAAACTTTCCAATAACCGCCAACAAAAGGGCGCCCATCAGAATCTCTTTCCAGTGCTTTATAATAAACTTTAAAGCTGCATCACTCGTCATTATATCCTCTTAATCTTGCGATAGAGTCAATAACTGTTTGACCACCGATATAGATTGCGGAAATAATAACCCAGTCTTCGCTAGCAAGGTGACCGGCGAACGTTAAGCCAGTAGCCATACCCCACACTAATAGTTTACGCGATGTTAATTTTGATAACCATGTATCAACAAATGCTTTTGATTTTGCCATCATTTATCCTCCACTTTTGATTTACACATTTCTTCTGCTTCAGCCTTCGACAAGCCTTTTGGTCGTTTGTTAGCCGATGCATCTTTCATTGCACACATATATCTTCTTTGTTTCTCAGAGGAAACCTCGTACAGTGCATTATTAATTGTCACTTCTATACATTCTTCGTGACTTTGATTTGGGTGATTGTCTTCACATTTTTGTCCGACATGCGCGCAAGGATCATATTGTTCCAATAAACCCTGAAGATCCTCAAAGTAGCTCATATATCTTGCTTCATCGGATGGGTATTCTTTCTGCTCCCATATATCAAGCATGCGACCAATATCAATTAAAATGCCAACAAAGTTGTCTTCTGCTGTCTGTTGTGGTCCGTATAAGTCATGATCGGGCATGTCATTGCCGCTAGCGCGCTGGGCGCCCAATTCCATTGCTGCACCACCAAAATTGCCAGCGACACCACCAGATTCATCCAACTTAGCAGTTCTCCCTTCTGAACTTAATGACCGTAGAACATACATGAGCTTGTCACCAACTTTGGCGCCAGCACCCTTCAGCGCTGAAATCGCAACCTGCGGATCAATCACAGCTAACATGTTATCAATGGCTTCCAATTTTGCATGCAATTTCCTAGCTTCTTCCATTTCTTCAGGGGAAATCATTCGCGCGTCGTCGTGACCTTCAGCCAAGACTTCTTCTTTGATGATCTCGATTAATCTCTGCTTGGTAATGTTCATTATTTGCAGCCTCTCATCGTGGCAATCTCTTCAAGAACATCGATTTGATTTTGGACTTCGAGGGCTTTATCTTCTGGCAGACTGCCATCACTTAAAGTTGCCTGACGCTCCTCTATCATTTTCCGTATCTCTGGACATACCTCTTTAGGATCTACATAATCAGGATGACTGGCGTCGTCTTCCCAGGCGGGGCGATCTCCGTATCCTTCGTCCACTTGTTGTGGAGTTTTTACCACGGGACGATAAGCTCTGCCAAGGCTCTTTTGTGCGGCGCCAATTGAAAGCGGATCACCGCCAATAAAAGCTGCAGCCAAGAAATCGATACTAACATCTAAACTATCAATTTTGCCTGATAGGCTCTCGATAGCAGAGATCAAAGCTTTATTACTCTCAACCTCTTCTTTAATAATTTCCTTAAGTCTGGACTTGGAGATTTTCATTTCGAATTGTCCTTGTCTCCCTGTTCTGGAGTGACGTCCATAAGTAGATCTCTTATCTCTTCTGGAGTATACCCTGCATTGGCTAGTTGATCTACTGCAGCCATCAAAGCGTTTTCTGCTTCTACTTCTTCATTCGGAGTCATCGAAGCTTCTGTCCCGTCAGGATCAAAAGAAATCGGACTTCCCCTCTCGCCCGCAAGAATATCAAACCAATCATCCTCATGATATTCGTCGTGCCCTTCAAGGACTGTTGCGACCTGTTCGCGAATAAGTTGTTTAAGTTGTTTCTTTGTAATTTTCATGGTTTATCTCTCTCTGCGAAAACTTTCTTCAGCTTTATAGAAAGCGTCTTTTAAATCATCGGCTTCGTCCACATCAAGCCTTTCTGTCTTTATGATTTGCCTAATTGCATTTTCCAAGGTGTCTAAATTCAAACTTTCTGAAGAACCCTCCAAAGTAGAGTTTACGCCAGTGGATGTTTTTAAGCCAATCCCCCACGTCAAAATCGGTTCTTTGTTATAATCTACGTTTATATCAACCTCCCAAGAGTCAGATTCTCCGTGATGATACCCCTCTCTCAAGACTGCTGATAGCTCCTCTTTAATAAGCCCCTTAAGCTGTTTCTTTGTGATTTTCATCTTTTAATGTCCTTTTTATAAACCTTCCGCACCCGCAAGATTTCCATCAAGATATATCTTTTTCATTTCTCCGTGATAAGAACTTGAAAAATTATAACCCTGCCGTCCGTCACTGTATCCTTTCTCATATACATCTTTCTTGTCTTTTTCCTGTTCTTCAGACTCTGATGAATTTTCTAGATAGGATGCAACAAGCTTCATAATTTGTGCGCGTGCCTCAGCAGCGGCATCCGGGTCTACTGGCTCACCTGTGTCTGCATAAATCTGTTCGGGATGATGAGAGGCAACCATATCTTTATACGCTTTTTCGACGGCTGTACGAAGTAGTTCTTCAGTTTCTACCCCTATCGATTCATTTAAAACGCTTTCTTTGTCCAGGTAATTGTTCCAGTCTTCAAATAGCTTTTTCATCACCCATCTCCTCTCGGGAGTTCACCAACATATTCGCCTTCTGGGGCGCTCTCTAAGGTGTCCAATTGACTTTGAAGAAGATCGATCTTCTCTCGCATGCGCATGATTCTCTGTTGTGTCTCAAAGTAGCTTGGGTGACTACGGATATCATCCAAGTTAGCCTCGGTTTCCCACGCAGAACCGCCATAAGCGCTCATGTCAGCACTTGCATCTTGTCTACCCAGCGAATCCTCCGCTCTCTCAATTTCATCTTCAAGCCTATCCAACTTGGCATCAATCCCGCCGATATGATCGGCGCGAGACTCAATAACAGCATTAAGTTCTTCTTTAATAATCTGTCTAAGTTGCTTCTTTGTGATCTTCATTGTAATATTCCTTATGTATCTAAGCCATTCATACTTAGTATTGCAATCAAGCCAGGGACATTCTTGCGAACATAAACCCCTGAAAAAAGTGTTTCGCAACGACCACCAACATAGGCGATAGCTGATTCAAGATGTTTACTTACTCTCGGGTCAGCAACCATTTCTTCAGATGCGACCAAAATTAAAGAACCTGCCGCAGCCTTGCCCTTCGGTGGAGGACAGGCTGAGCGGTTCATGCAATTGTGAAGAATCACCGATCCCAACTTTCCAGTATTCGGATCTTTAATCATAGTCGAACCCAAAAAGGCGCGACCGTCATTGCCTAAACAAGTCTCTAGATCCTTGCTGTCAAAAGATTGGATCGGTGAGTCTTCGGTGGAGAGTTTGAGAACTTGGGCAAATGACTTAGCAAATTGTGTGTTGGCGACAGGATACATGCCAAGCATGCCAATTCTGCCGCGAAGTAAACGTGTAGATCTTTCGTTATCAAGAACGATGTGAGGGTGTTTCGAAACGTCGTTTACAAGCGTGAGAGCATTTCGAGCAATTGTGGGGTTAAGGTTTTCTTGTGCTGTCGGCCACGAAACTACATAAACGACTTTGCCAGAAGACTGAACGGAGCGCATGTAACGCTCAAAAACAGGATGCAAAGCAGAGACAGAGCTACCGGTGCCACCACCACCGCCAGCAAAAACAAAAAGCCAATCAACTTTGCCAAGTTTGATTCGCAGTGCATCTTCAATAATTGCACCATTTTGACTTAACACCTCTTTTCCATATGTTGTGTTCTTTCCGATTCCGTCAGAATCTGGAATAAGAACAACATGATCTTCTTCGACGTTCTTTGGAATATCTTTGCCAGTGGTATTCACTAGCAACGTTTTATTGAAACCAAGCTCGATGAAAGCATTGGCCATTTTGTTGCCTCCACCGCCGACGCCTACAAAGCCCACGTTCAATGAAGATGGAGCGGTATTTTCAGGGAGGAGGTCTTCATCAGAATATTCCATTTGAAGTCCAAAGTCCTCGACCATACCGAAATCCTCTGCTGCAACTTCTTCGTGATAGTGGTCTTTCTCCTGATTAAAGGAGGGTGGTGGCTCTGCGGGAGGCAGAAAATCAAATTCGTTTTTGTCATCTTTGCCTGACATAAGTTATTCCTTTATTTAAGCTTTTGCTCGTCGGCGCGGCGCACATCAGATGGCTTAGGCTGATCGAAATTAACCTTGCCTGATCCAAGTGCTTGATTGACAGCATTTTGTGAAACTCCAGAGGCGCCGGCTTGAGGCATGCTTTTTTCACGAGAGAATTTACCAACAGATCTTTTAATAACAGGTAAATTGCCGGCAACGTATTCAGCCGCTAGCTGTTTATCGGGCTTTGGAATTTTACCCGCTTGGACCAAAAGCTGTAAAACTTCATCTGTTATATTTTCCATAACATACTGAGCAACTTCTTGTTCACTAGCTTGCATAAGGTTTTGTCCTTTAAATGGCTTTGTTACAACTTTATCAGAAGTTGCCGCAATTGCAAATTGCATGGCTTTAAGCGCTTCTTCTTCGTTATCTAAAGCTGGTCCGGTGACATTATCAATAGCCACTTCTCCAGTAGGATTCATCATCATAACTTGAGACCAGCGGTGGTGCCCATCAAGAATATATCTCCCATTCCAAACTAAAATAGCTGGAGGGGGATCGTCTGTACTCGGCATGATAATAGGCGTGCCAGCCAAACCAAGGGCTTTTTGAACCGGCTTCCAGGGCGGATTGGTCATCTGATCTGCCAAACTATTACTAAAGCCGATCTCTGCTTGTGTTGCAACAAGGTTAGCAGCCTGGGTAGAAGCTCTATCAACAGAAACTTGTTCGTCGGCGGGTTGTCCGTCGGTTTGCCCAGCAGCGGCTATACTATCAAATGTGGGATCGTTCGCATATTTTTTAAGTACTGCCACATATGTAGCCAAAGGGGTATTTGGATCATTTAAAGCACGAATTCCTCCCTTATCGATTTCTTGTTCATTAACAAATCTTCTCCAATTCTCTAAAAGTTTTTTCATTGATTTACCCTCGCATATCCTTTAGATTTTTCAATAACAATCTGCATATCTACACAATCTTTCAGAGAATCAAGGTGGGAGATAAGCAGGACGTTCTTAAAATATACTTTAATTAGTTCCAATATCCGAATAAATCCTTCCATATTTTCTTCGTCTAATGCAGTACCCGGTTCGTCGAGAATAAATAAGTCCGCTTTAGGCAACGATGAAACACTCAAAAGTGCTAAACGTATAGCCATCGCAGCCATTGTCTTCTCCGCACCTGACGACATTTCAATCGGTCTCTCATCGTATTGGGGATGTTTGATGAAAATGTCAAATTTGTTTCCATTACTCTCGAAGAATATTTCGAAGTCAACAATGTTCGCAAGAATCTTTGCAATTTCTTGATTGATAACTGGAATTTTCTTTTTGATTACATCGTAGGCGATTCCGTTGGCATGCATACATCGCATGAAGAGATCATAGGCGGCAAACTCTCTCCGTAATCTAAGATGGGATAATTTATCATCTCGGAGTGATTGCAGTCTTTCTTCCTTAGAGCCAACCTGTTTGTATAAGTCAAGCGTCTTCTTCTCGCAGCTAACGATCTTAGCTTGCGACAATTCGATTTCCTCTTCATATCCTCTCCTTTGTTTTAATAGTTTTTCTAAGTTTTCAATTACATCTTTGTTTTGATTGTATTCTTCGATTTTAGTTTGAATCTCTCTCAATTCAAATTGTAATTTGGTTGATGCATTTTTATTTCTCTCTCGACGTAATTTCAAGGAGTTCAGTTCAACTTCTAAATTTCTAACTAAATCTGTAATTTTAGTATATTGTTCTAAGCGGCGATCAATAGTCGCCACCTCCATGGCAGCCAATTCATCGACAGCCTGTTTAAGATCGCGCTCTACTAAATCAGACGAAGACACTGCAACATGGGCGTCTTTAATAAAGCGACATGTTGGAAACGAGTCTCCACAAGGAATGCCTGATAGGAGTTGCTTTTTCTTATCAATGTTTTCCATCTCTTCCTTAAGGCGAGTGACAGTGATCTGCAGCGTGTCGGCATCAATCTTCTTTTCTCGAATAGCATCGATGTCAATGGAGTTCAATAATTCATTTGAGCGGCTTATCTTCTCCACCTTTGCGTCAATAGCAGCATTGTCAACGATTATCTTATCTGTCGTGATGGTTAGAAGTTTGCTCTTCTTGTCGCGCGCAGTGATAGCTTCGCTAATATTGATATATTCGGCAGGCAACGATTCAATCTGCATATTCAACGAAGCCAAAGCTGCTTCAGTTGTAACAATACCTTCCTTCAATCGTGCGCAAGTCGCCTGATTCCTAGTGGAAGATTTCTTTGCTTTCTTTAGCTGCGCTAATACTTCTTCAATCTCCGAATCAAAATCTCGATCATCATTCTTTTTCAGGAGAACTTTTGTTTCAACAGAGTCCTCTTTTGCAAGTTTGAATTTCTGATCGAAAACCTCCAAATCCAAGAATTTAGCGATAATCTCTTTACGTCGAGTCGATCCTTCATCCACGAATGAGAATGCACCGTGCTGTGAGGCCAGAGAAGACACAGAAAAATCTTCTACAGTGCCAAAGTGTCTGCGAATATTTGCGTCCGTCTGGTTGCGCGTGGTGCCGTTCAACGAAGTTGTCTCGCCTGTAGTTTCATCATAAACTTCGAAATTCAAATCGGTCTTTGCCTCTTGGGTTTCTTCACCCTTAAGGCGTCGAATATACTTTTCAGATGCTCTGGTAATTGTATAACGCTTCGTACCAACTTGAATCTCTATTTCTCCTCTTCCAAAGTCCTTATTTTGGTTGATGACATTAAGGTTTTTTCGTTCGTTTTTGGAAGTTGTATTAAAGAGAGTGTAAAGTGCAGCGTCGATAATAGAACTCTTCCCAGAAAAGTTCTTTCCAAATATTCCAACAATCCCAGCCATGCTGTGAAAATCAATGGCATTGTCCTCTCCATAATTAAATAAGTTGTCCCATTTAAAATTGTTGATTTTCCAGTTAACATTTCTAGAAATTTCTTCGTTGTCCTCAACAATTTTGTTATATTTGCGGTTGAGTTCGTAGACTGCTTCGAGCGTATCGCCATCAACCTGGAAATCTTTTAGATATTCGTCAATCAATTCTTCTTGGATATTGATGTCTCGAAGGTTTTCCGTCTGCAGTGTGTCAGTGATATCCTCGACATTGCCGCGCTCGCCTGCTGCTCTATTCAAAAACGAGATACTTTCAGGCTTAAAGCGATGCTTGGCAATATCCATAGCACGTCGCATAGAATCAAGCGGAAGATTGTTTGTGCTAACAAGACGCAAGCGGGCATTTTTTGGCACCTCAATATTACGAGGCATCCGACCAGTCAATGTCAGCGGAATTGTAAAGAAAGGTTTAGGATTTTCAAGCACATAAGGCTCAATCTCCCAATCATCCTTTGACTTAATATCCCAAATCAAAATACCTTTATCATTAGTCTCGCCATGATTCTGTTGAACAGTAGAACCTGCATACCAGACACGACCATCTTCATCCAAGAATTGACGACGATGAATGTCTCCTAGCATAGAAAAGTCAAAATCATTAAAGATGCTAAGCTCATCTTCGCCATGTGTCATTGTCCAGTTGGTGTCGGTCTTACAGCGACTAATCGATCCGTGATATAGGGCGATGTTAATCTTGTCTGTATTGGTCGGCTTAATCCAGTTATCGCGATCAAACACTGAAAGCACATTCAGACAAAAATCATCATCAATATGTGTCTCCCCCGACTCCTTAAGAAGATGTAGATCGTCCAAATCAAGCGCTTCGACAATCGGCGTCAAAGCATCTTGACGGCTACTGTTCTTCAAGTTGCCATCGTGATTACCCAAAATGATATATGTTGGTGCAATCTCTGCCAAATTCTTAAAGAATTGTGAACACATCTCAACAAATTCTGGTGAGATTTGTGTCTTCGTATGAGCGATATCACCGCAGTGTACGATGTAATCTACTTCTTCCTTTCGCAGTGTCTCATATAACTGCTCAAAGATAATGTTATATTCATAATGATACTTCAAATTTTTAATATGAGTATCCGCAATATGCGCAAACTTCAATTGTTGCTCCCTTTAGTTTACAGCGAGAGCAACGAAATGACGAAAGATTGGATTAAGTACAACCGAGCCGAAACAAAAACACACCTCAAACACGATCACTTTAATCATTGTATCAATAAAAAAATTCATTTTGCCCTCTTGATTATTAATTTAACACAAATGAGAACCAATGTCAAGTGTTTTTATTCACTTTCTTGTTCAATGGGATTGTCTGGGAAATACTCATTCCACAGAGTTATATAATATTCCGAAGGTGTTTCCTGCGCCAAAGGCAAAATCATATCTTCTGGCAAGTTATCATACGGCAAATAAATCATGCCGTCGTAATGTGGGCTAACTGGCACATCGCCAGAAAAACCTGCGTCAAAAGCACCCTGGATCAAGCCCTCCGGAGGAGCTTCATAATTAGGAGTGACAGGCAGATCATATCTTCCTGGGAAGTCCTGCAGCCATTCGGATGCATCGCCTGTGCCTTCTATGGCTAAATCCACACTTGGGTTTAGAGGCATGTCGTCTAAAATCTGTATTTCTAATGTGTATTCCTCTATTAGTGCGCGCTTACCATCCATAGTTATAGAGTCATTGTTTTCGACTTCTTCGATCATCTGTTGTAATTCTATTTTTAAGGCATCCCTCTGCGCCAACTGTTCAGAAACATCATCATATAACTGCCGCACAACTCCATATTCTGGGGATAAAACCCCTACTTGTCCGTAATCTTTATCTAGCAAAAGCGGAAAGTTTTCTGGCTGCGACACTTCTCCTGAGCTTTCCTGGTCTGCTGATTGCATCGTCCCAGATTCACTTCCAAATGTCCAACTATAATTACTAGGGCGGCTCATGGCGGCTGTAATTTCTTCTAACGCATATTGAGGTGTTTGTTTGTAGGCTTCGTAATCCGCCCCTCTTTGATCCCAAGCTGCAACATTTTGTGCAGAAATCTGATCAGCTTGGATTTGCCCATATGCTCCAATTCCACCAGCGACTGAAGCCAGAAGACCCCAGGCAACCAACTTCTTCAAGAAAGCTTTTCGGGCGGCCTTCTTATAATCCTCGAATGAATCGCTGCCTTCAACAATCCCCACTCTCTTTAATTCTTCTACAATTAAAGTATCTACCAATTGATTGAATAAACGGCGTTCAACTTCTTCTCTAATAATCTCTTTTAGGCGTGCCTCAGTTAATCTCATAATAATCCCTCATATTGCTGACAGCAAATTCAACAGTAAATAGTTATCCCCATCAATAAAGGAAGCTGCTTTCTTACGTTGTTGAAAAACCTCGCGTGGCATTGTGCCAACATCTTCATAACCAGATGTGTCTATTTTGTAAAGTTCTATATCGTATCGAAGAAGGGTTTGAATAATCCTTCGTTCTTTATCTGCAGCATCAGCATCGAGCGCTAAATAAACTGGTGTATCATTCATTACAATTTTCTGTAGGAGTCTCGAATCTGTTCTCAAAGTTGAACCCAGAATCGGCACAGCATTTCCAGCAACAATCGCATCAAAGGCGCCTTCAACAATTGTTAAATCAGCGTCCCAGTTTACAAACAATTCATTAAACACAACATTCTTCGATGCTCTCGGATTCTTATATTTATAGGAATCACCACTGTACGATCTGGCAATAAAATAATTGACATCGCCGTCATCATCGAAAGAGGGGATTACAACACGATTTCGATATTGACCCTCAAAACAATAACCGATCTTCCATCGTAGTATATCGCTATCGGTAACTCCTCTATCGCGAAGATAGCGATAAGCAAATTTGGCTGTTGCAGGGAGTCTTTTGGATGCGAGGCTTACGAATTGTGGCGGGAGTTCCACTGTATCCTTGCTCTCCTCATCCCTTCGTTCCATAAAAAGTTCAGCGAATCTTTGAAGATCTGGACGGTCTGTAACTTGGTCCCATTTCTGTAGTTGTGTATACGTACCAAAACGTCTAATAATGCGGCGTATATTACGACCACGATAATCGCATATCCAACACTTAAAAGCATTCTTGTCCATGTTAACAGAGAGCTTAAGTTTGTGATGATTGCACGACGGACATTTGAAAAGTAATTCAGAACCCGATGTTTTGTGGTAACCAATAACTTCATATAAGATCTTCTTCGCTTCAGTTTTATTCATTTTGCCCTCGTACTAAACTATAGCACGATCACTTCCGCGAGTCAAGTGGTTTTTCTAAAGTTCCCGTGAGCCAATCCATAATAGGCAATACAACTCCCCAACTCTTATTGGGGTTTCCCATGTGATGGTTCCAGTGCCATGGGAAATATTTCTTGGTGAATTCTGGATGTCTGTGCTGATAATTGTGAAGTACGCCAAACGCAACAGCATATACAACTAGCGCACTAAAAAATGCCGGTGCGAAGGCGCACACCGGCAAGTGACTGGCTACTAATATTGGCAAACCAATTGCTTCATTTGCCGATACCTTCCGATCCTCAAATCCATTGCGACGGGCTGTAATGTGGTGCTCACGCAAATGGAAAGAGAAAATGCTGCCCTTTTTCCTACCCAAACCATGGAAAAAATACCGATGGACAATATACTCTATAGCATTGGCATATATGATACCCATGCAGAAGAGTAAAAGATTCATCGGTATTTGTGCTCCCTATCTTAACTATTAACTAATTTTGGTTTTTCAAAGTTTCGTAACCAGCTTTCGCAATAATAATTGCATCCGCACGATCAAACGACTCTGGTTTAGGGTTGCCATGGCGCGTATATTCAACTTTAAAAGCTTTTTCTGTTTTCAACAAGTGCTCTAAAACTACTTGTTTTGCCTTCTGTCCTCTAGGAACTTTTATTCCACAAAGCTTGCGCGCTTGAGTTGCGCCAATATATTCTGGTTTAATCTCAAACAATTCATATATCATCCATGACACAATACCGTTAAATCTTTGTAGGGATGCCATTGTTTTTGCCGATGAACCTCCTGAATTAAAGAAAGTAAACGGTTGTTCGATGAAAATGTGTTCTATGGAAGAATGAATTTTATCGTCGCACTGATACATTTCGAAAAGATCTAAAAGCCTTTCTTTCATTTGAACAGATTTCACGAATACATCTTTATATTTGCGCAAATCAATCGAATCGTAATAAACCAATTTGCCATCAGCAACGACGGCAACACCAGTTATACTAGTGGATACATCTAAACCAAGAATCATATCTTATTATACTATACATCTACTCTAAGTTTAAACGTAAAATCTTCTTCTTCATCTTTTAAGACTGGATTTGCCAGTGACGCAACCCCCATGAGGTTATTTTTGTCATCATAGATGGCCACTTTAGAAACAAATACCTGTCGTTTAAAAGGTGCTTCATACCCCTCATAGCTCGAACTGACACTATTAAATAAAACCCGTGATGAATTTTCTTCATAAATATATGAAGATGTTTGCGCCAAGGGGCTTTGGCCTTTTTTAATAAACGAAGGATTGCTGGAAAAGTTAACTTCTCCTCTGCGCGCGTGGGCAAACATAGTGACTACTTGGGTTTCTGTGGTGCCCTTAAAAGAAAGACCAAAAGAAGCGCTAGCAAGGCCGACGCCAGAATCCGTCGTCGTGGCGGCGTTGACATTATCCAAAGCCCCAACACCAAAATATAACCATTGAGGTCTTACCTTTAGGGCGCTTCCAGATATTAAATGAAGTTGCTCGGTATTTAAGGCCCACGAACCTGTAAGCAGAATAAACCCTTGCTCATAAAGGACCACTCCACCCACAGAGCCAGAATTTACACTGCCAGCCGGACCCACTTGTATCAAGGCGCCGTTCTGTTGTGTATCTTGTAATTCGCCTATCAAAGAACCAGTATAATACCATTTCAAAGATACAGAACCAGGCTTAATTTCTGAGCCGTAGAAAATAGAAGGTATAGAAATTAAATTTATCTTTTGTTTATCTTTATCCCATGCATATCCAGTGGAACTGCTTGGACCAAGGACCGCAAAATTGCGGTTCATAGTCGAATAATAATTGAGTGTGTTCTTCAATGCGGCATAATGGGGATATCGTGGCCATGGAGATGCAGGGTGTGACGGCGTATTATAAAACGAACCGCTAGGGTAATATGACGTGCCTGCTGTTTCAGAGCCAGTGCCCAAAAGCTCTCTTACAATAGAGGCAGACATGGGGTAACTTCCAGTAAGCGTGTCACCATATGTATATGTTACCGAACTGGACAGATGGGACACCGTGTTGAAATCCATCCGATCAGAACCCCATGTTATGAAAGGATAAATTAATGGATTGGTATCTGCCGCTCGATCAATGTTATATTCGTACAAGCTTAAATGGCCCGCTGGCACATTCAAAATGGCGGCTGAAAATGAACCAGAACGTATCGGAGTATTGTTATAAAAGATACGTGTATCATAAATGAAAAACTCACACGAAGGGTAAGTTTTCATTGTGTTGGTTATAACATCATTCTTTCCAAATTTTTTGAATGTCATTTTTCAATAGTCTAATCTCACACGCATCGTAAGCTCATTAGTAGCGTCTTTCTTGAGTGGTTCAGATAGTTTTGCCACAGCCAACAAAGTGTTGCTAGCATCATACAGCCCCACTGTTGTTATATACGAAACGGCAGGATCAGATGCCTTGTTTTTGACTACGATAGAGCCACCCGAAACATATGTCGGGTTTGTACTATAATTGTATTTGTTCGATGGAACTCGGCAGAAATAAATTGTTGAATTAATTTCTGTACTATTGTTAAAGCTAATGTTCTGCATGCGGTGTCTCATAGCATCACACGAGCCACTAATAGATGAACTAACCAATGCTTGAGCTACACTATAATTGCCCCAGGAGCCGCTATAAAAATCAGACACACCGTCAAAAGCACCAGAGTGAATATAGGCAACTCCAGCCTGATAATAAATTAGCCCCAAAGCTGTTCCGCCAGAACCCGACCTAATCAAAACTGCATAATCGCCAGCTTGACATGTGCCGAAGCCACTAGTATCGGTCGCGTTGGAATCTTGCAATACAATAGTAGAACCGAATGGAGAAGCCCAGGAGCCAGTCCCAAGAGTTATACTAAAAGATCCTTTCTTGATTTCATCTTTAACAAGCAAGCGACTGAAGGGAATGAAGAACCCTTCCAAAGAACGACCAGCGGCGTCTACAGAGAGATCCAATTCAAAAGGATTGACCACATAAGAGTCACCAGAGGACGAGAACCCATTTAAAACCTGTCCCCACTCATTATACATATTGATCTTTTTGGCATTCTGTGTGGCCGCACTAGAACTTAGAGTGGAAGTATCATCAATACCCACAGTAAGATCAAAGATATGATTTGCCGACGAACTCAAATAAGGATAGTCGTACACACTCTGAAACTGGCCGTGTGTGTAGTTTTTGATATTATTATCGCTGTATGTACCACTCACAATTGCACCAGTAAGTGGAATTGACTCATGCAATAATGTTCGCGATGTAAGCGTGTCTTCACCAGTTAAGACTATATATTCTGCCATTTATTTTCTCCAAATCTAAAGTATAGGTTATGCTAGTCTAGCCACACGCAAAGTCACCTGCAACGATTGCCCTGTAGTTGCACCTTGCATATAGAGGGTAGTGTCAATAAAATCTATCGGACGACTAACACCTGAAACTGTTTGGTTAAGCTGTCCCATTAAGGAATATTGAGGTTGCATATTGCTAAGCAACACGGGAGCCACTGCGGCACACATTGAACGAGGGCCAGAAAACATAGAATATTTACTCGCAGTATCAACACCAGTATTGGTATTATAAATCTGGTTTTTCATCGTGGTAATACGAGATGTCGAATAATTATTCATTTGAACTGCAGCCTGACTAGTGCGGCTAGCATTTTGCATATTAACTTTGGCGTTAAGTGCGTTATTCGATGCATTATTGGCTACAGAACCAACGCCCTGCATCATACTTCCGAAAATTCGACTGTCATAACTTACCAACAAGTTATTGTCATAAAGCTGATTATTAGTCACATAAAGCTGTTGATTGCTCGCATCTCCCAATGCATTACTGGACGCAATACCGCCCTCTACAAAAAGATAATTCAAGGGATTGCCGTCGCCAGAAATATAATCTATACCACCATCGGAGAGAACTGAGTTTATCTGATAGGTTGTAGTGTCGTTCGATGTATCGGGAATCCAATAAACTTCCCTATATGGCAGTGCGGCGCCTGCCGTCTGCATTTCAGCCTTGGTCGTAGCTGCCAAGGTCACCATATTATAAAGACCATCTTTTAATGATCTTAGGCCATATTGAATACCCGTGACAGAGCCATTTGCTTCCATAATTGGCGTTTGAAGGATCGACAAGTCGTAATACGCACTCCCGCTGGGATTATTCTTATCGTATTGAGTGTAGTTAATCTCGTCATCGCCACATTGGAATTTAGTGATTTTAAATTTTCCAGTCGCAAGGAGTTTGCGACCTTCATTGGTCAAAACTGCATCTAAAATGATGTCACCGGAGTTATCTAAAAAAGCCATTTATCGTCCTCTCTTTATGTAAATAGTTGCGCTTTTGTTTAATCGCTGTTCAAATTATAAGTAATGTTTAAATCAATTTTTCTACCCGTCTTTTTAGAGGTAAGTCTGATTTTAAAAGTTTTATTCCATATCAAATCATCTGCTATTCCTACTTCAATATTTCCTATTTGATCAGCGGCTGTGGAAGTAAAATCTGCATCATCGGTCACTAATTGTACCTGTTGCATATTAGGCTGAAGTTGGAAAAGCTTTTTAAAACTCTTTGTCGGGTTGATATACACCTCTTCTTCAATTTCATAATGATAGATAACATTGAACAAGGCGTACAAGTAACCGCCGTCATTAATTAGCTCGGCCTCATAAATTTCTGACAAATGTGATAAATTACGCTGCTGATTTAAAACCCTAAATAAATAATAATATTTTTGATTGGGTGTAACAGTATCATTATAATGAGTATTTGTATAGCTATTTTTGCTTAAATCAATATCTGCCATTGAAAGATCCAATTCTGCATGCAAGGCACCATCAAAGTCTGTCAATGCAGTAGGTCTTTCTGTCAGTCGATAAATCTGAATATATCTGGAAAGTGACACACTTTCTTCTATGATATCCGAAGAATCTATATAGCCTTTTGCATGGAGATACGATTGTTTATATTGTTCATCATCATCTGAAATAGTATCAGGAAAAACATCAGTGGAAAACTTTCCAAAAGTTAAATCATAACCTATCTTGTGTGTATTGTTTAACGGTTGGTATGGTACAATATTTAAAGTGCTCGCTGGATTATCTTGAACTTTAAATGTCTTTGAATAAATTGGAATTTCCACGATCCTAAGAGATGGCTCAATATTTAAATACATATCAGCTATATAGGGAACTTGTGAGAATACCTGTGAATCTGTAGCATCTTGATTGAACTGCCCCACGGTCGGTCCTTCCCAAATATAATCTGTGGCAGGCTCACCCTCTACATAAGGATTATATAATTCAAGACCAATGTCGCCGCTGGCGCTTAATTCACAACCCAATTGACGGCTAACAGCCAAATCTGAGTATTTATATTTAAATCCTCCCACCAAAACATAAGCATAAACCTTGTATGTATATTCGGCATCATATTTTACTTGAGTATCATAGAAAAGAAAATCTTGTACATCATTTTTCATAAGCCAAAAGTTCTGCAATGTATTTTGAGTATAAGCAGAAATATCTGGATTTCCTCCGATCTTTTGGACTCTATAGGCTAATGTTTCAACGTGTCCAAAATGCTCTCCCAAAATGCTCAAATAATGAGTGACAGCCATGTTATCACTACCAGACATCCATGCGACGGTATCTTTTATGACACCCAAAGTTGCTTCTGTATTAATATGACGATATGCCCCATTGATGTCATCTGCACTTAAGCGTGTCAATGTTGCAGGTCCCATAAAATAATTTTCATCATCGGGCGATAAATAATTGTTATAGCAATGTGCTAAAAATTTCATATATTCGACCTCGCGATAAGTCGCTGTTGTGGATCCTTCAACCTCATTAATAATAGTAGTCGTATCGTTTGTGCCAGACGATGCAGTTAAATAATTTAACGTTTCAATATATTTTGTTTCATCTGCAGATAAATCATCATCTTTCTCGCCAAACACTCTATAGAGTTCTTTAATAAATTTAGAACTAAAGTTGGAATCTCGAATCGAATTAAGAAAATATTCTTGTTCATAATCACTCTCAGCACCACCGTACCAATCTGAAATGTCTCCGCTATCGTGCGGAAATTTAATTTTCACCTTATATGGTGCTTTACTGACGGCTGTTTCATAAAAAGGTCCATAGCTGTCAGTCCTTATTTCAACTGCCGTGTTATCATATAATATATTCTTTAATTTGGATTTTACCCACTGCTGTGTAGAACCAGAATATGTCGTTCGAACATAGGCGCCTGTCAAATAGTTAACAGTTAAATTTGTATTCTTCGACCAAGTATCGCTATAAATATTTGCTATAAGTGATTCAGCAGCACTCTGATAAGGTTCATATGCTAAATTAACAGGATTATAATCCAAAATATCACTTACAGAACCGTAATTACCTTCGAGCGTAAGGAAATTAATTAATTGCTGAGGGTATAATGCAATATCACCCAAACTACCAGTCAAATCATAATCACTTCTTACCACATCATAAAACAAATCAATATTCGGCAATAATAGTTCAGAATCCAACGTATCGATATATTGCTGATATTCGGGAAGGTATAAATTATAATCATAACTAGCCGTTATTGTTTCTTGAGAATACGTTTTTAAAGTAAGATATTCAGTCGCTGAATACGGCTTGCCATATTTGAGATTAAAATAAGAATGTACCTTCTGATTATAAATAGGAGAATATACTTCATCACCAAAAACACCACCAACTAATATCACTTTCCAATGGTAATCGCTTTTAACCGCATCAGAATCACCTGCTATTCTCAAAGGTATTTTCATGTTAGGAACAAGTACATCTGTGCTAATAGGAGTTGCAGCATCAACTTGCAATTGTTGCATTTTGCCCCATGGGCCGCCGATCATAAAGGGTCCATAATCAATAAATGGAGAAGCTGTGTCTGGATCTGTCATCATGGTAGCCTGGGCTTCTATAAATTCCAGCGTTGTTCCCTCCTCGGTGGAGTCTTCAACAACTTCATAAAATCCCCCATGTGCAGTACGCATAGTATCAGCGGAGCCTGACATCAAATCTTGCGCAGTAAGTTGCAGCATTTTATAATTTTCTATTGCCATTTTCTTCCTTATTTCCTCTCGTATGTCCTAAGATGTGTATTCTGACGTCAGGTCTGCGGAGACAGAAATCATTGTTTCATCAGTGTCACTACCCAAAACTGATATCTGATTATCAAAAATCTTCTTATTCTTAGTTTTGTGAAAGTTGATAGCTGGATCTAATAAAGGTCCTATATAACTAATAAGTTGTTCCGTAAGTTCTTCAACCACTTCTTTGGTTTTATCCAGAAACGGAGAGTCATCATATTGACTCCAATCCATCGCCTCGCCAATCTCATAGCCTAATTTATTATATTGTGCGTCTAAAGAATCCTTCTCCTCGTCACTCAAAGTTGGAACCAAATAGCCATCATCAGTCTCTCCATAGCTATATAAATACATCATCCCGTCACTAGCATAGGAATATAAGCCATGATGGGTCTGAGCCGTGTCGAGACCTTCTGTGGCTTTTGCAGTGGAATATACGTATGCTGGCACCACTCCTGCTACAAGATATTCCTCTGAAGGATTGGGTAACATATCCCAATTTAAATCTGAATAATTCGTATTGATAGCACCGTCAGTAACAAAATATTGCTCCATTTGTGGATTAAATGTATCAATCAGACCTTCGTCGTCTACATCATTCTCACCCAAAGTAAGGAAGTAATATGCAGTATCTGGAAAGTCTGGTTCAGTAGTCTCACTCAATACCGTTTCTACCATGCTTTCGAGGCCTAAATTTTGAACAAATTCAACGATTGGCATTATGTTCTCCTATTTGTTAAACTGCTTTAATTGATAATCTGCAAGACCTTGAGCTTTAAATGCCGTATTTAATCTTACTAAATCTTTTACGATACGCTCTGATTGTTGACCTTTTTGATTATAGTCTTGTTGCTGCTTTTCTAAATTCTGTTTATCAGGTATGTTGCGATCCACCTCATAGAACGGATCTTCTTGAGAAGGAAATTTATCTGTTGTTGCAACTTGTTTTGCGCCTTTTCTTGTGCCTCGCTGTTCTACCATAATATTAGGATTATCTATAATTTCACGGTCAGTTTGAGTGTCCAATAGCGAAAAATCTTTACCCATATCTGTACATATATCACAATCTAATCTTTTTAACAATTCGAGAGAGGCGTCGGGACCACTCAATGTTGCGTATGATTGGTCCGAAGATAATTGCTGTGTTTCTTGAAGCCCCTTCATTGTTGATATTTTATAAGTATCATTTTGATCTATAATTCTACCACCATAATAGACGCGCGATTTGTCTAAATCTGGCATCTGTGTAACACTCTCTTTGGATAACTTCATTTTAGTTCTTGCGCGTGCTGGCGTCTTTGCATTTCTCCTGGCATTAGATAAACCTGTACCCATCGAAACTTTTGATAGTCTTTCTGTTACTAATTGTTGTATTTGTAAATCATTTTTTGACATTATTAATATTCCCTCGTTTCAAATTGTTTAGAAGATACATCCTCACTTTTGTGGCCGCCGCCGCCAGACGATGAAGAATTTGATGCTTGCGCCCCGCCGCAAACCGGGATCGAGAAGCACTTGCTGCTATTACCCCATGCAGCCTTAATCGCAGTATCTAACTTCTCAATTACGTCATTCATATCAGTACCTTCGGGTGTGTTTGCCCCCAAAATCGAATGTACGGCTTGAAACGCCAGCAATGCGTATTCTGGGAATGTCCAACCTGTTTCAGCATAATTTTCTTCTTCCCACATCCACTGGCACCAGTCCTGCGCTTCTCCCGCCTCAAAAATTTCGACGGCAGCTTGGTATAACATTCCCACTGCCCCGGCAGCATCTTCATAACCATCACTACACGGAGAAAGGGCACCACTATTACCAGTTAGCCAATCACAATCAAAAATAAAGTTGCCCTCATCGTATGAAGCATGATAATCGTATCCCCACATGTTATGATCATCGGTAAACGCATAAGGACTCCAGGTAGCTGCCATTTCAATAAATCTCTGCATAAACTCCCTAAAACATTGATGAAGAAAGCGCGGGTTTACCTCTGGGTAAGACCCCAGGCCTAAATTCCCGTAAACGTTCACCACCAGTGTTGCAAGCATTTCATCAGGCGTCCAACAGAGATAGCCCACATCGTCATCGCATATGTCACCTTCTTCAATCATCGAATTACAATCTGAAGCCTCTAAGGGAAATATTCCCTGGCCATCGTTATAATCGGTCATGTCTCCTGGCCAAATTGGCTCACATGAATATTCCACCTCTTCGCGAAGTTGATACCATTGTTTGCCTGCCGCTGTCACATAACCAGTATAGTCGCTATTATCAACATATACAAGATATCCATCATCATACATTGCATCCTGAATGTTGGTAATTTCGGAACGATATGACGCTAAAGCTTCTTGAAAATTTCTTACAGCCTCTAAATTACCATTAACGGGGTTTATTTGTCCCGTGATAACTGCGGCTGCAGCAACTATCTTTTCATCGCTGCCATCCCACATATCAGACAACAAATCTTGGAACAACGAGAAAAAGATAGGAACGTTAGCCCAGGGCGCCTGAGACATGTTTTCCTCATATTCAGACATCATTGACTCACCAAAGAACGCGTTAAACAAATTGTTACTATCATTGGCTGAACAAACCTGTTCGCACCTTTCAACATACTCAGCATATACTTCTTCGTAATATGCATATACTTCATCCAGTTGTTTTACTAGTCTAATAGTATTGTCCGATATATCTATCTTAAATGTTCTCTCGGGACTAATATCCATACCGCCGTCGGCGGCATAAGCAACTGTATCATACCATACAAGAGCAGTGTTTGATATTAAACTAGAATTTATATAATCCATCACGCTAAATGTCAGTAAACGATAATCATCAATGTCGGTCCACCTTTGAGCCGACATGTCCACCAAACGGCGAGTTTGGATATGAGATCTTGTATCTTCAAGAAATGTACACGACAACGCGTTGGACCAGTTGCTGGAACCCCCTGGGTTGTTTGTATTTGCACCAGGGCTGCCCCCATCGGGAGGATCAGGGCTGCCCATATCGGAAATCGACGAATATTCTGTCAATGGATATTCGGCGCTATCATCCATGTTGGATTTGATTCGTATGTCAATCTCGCCTGATTCAAAACCCATACGCTTGTTCCATCCTACTTTATTCATATAAATAAATTGAGAGACTCTATACAAAGAATATGGAACATGAAGTCCTCTATTTTCTAATTTGTTGACATCCATATAGCGAGAAAGGATGCTGGTTTTTCTAAGCGCTTTTTCATAATCGAAAAAAATGAACCCATTAGCTAGCGCACCGTGCCAATCAACGTCATAGTTGATTACTTCATCAGGATCAATATAATATGATAAAGTCTCTTCGTCGTATGTATATAAATCCCCCGTAGACCAATCATAAAACCACGTTAGGGCGCCAACCCAGTTTTCATATATTAATTCACAATCAGATATCTCTTCATTCCAACTCGAACCTAATTCTGCGGGCGGCTGAGATCTATTATCAAATATTTTACCATTGTATAATATTTTCTTTCGTAACTTTTGACTGTCTCTTACCAGTTTGTCAACAGTATGCAACCGCTTCCGAAGACTTCTATAAAATTTACCCACTGGAAGGGCTGGAGCTTTTTCTGGAAATAGAGCCATGGCTCGTTTTATAGCTGGCACCAAATCTACTTTATTGCCACGTGAGGCCACTACTGTAGATATAATGTCCATAGCAGAACGTAGATAGACATATTTATTTTCATCGACTTCTTCGAGCCTATAATCATCACTGTATTGTTGAACTAAATTTTCAAAAAAATCTACTATTTCTTCGTGGTTAATCCGATTAATTTTATAAAAGTCTGAATCTGTCGCCTGCAGGGGAACTTGGTCATAAATCGCCCCCTTATCATCAATATATTCTGTTTGTAGTCGATTTGCCAAACTGCCATCAGCCCAAACTTTTTCGTAAGAAAGATCACCCGTCTTTTTATCTAATAAAACAGGTTCTTCTCTTTCTTCTTCAATGGTGTCTGCAGTATATGTGTATGTACTACTAAAAGCAAATACTTGTAAATCATTGACAATATTATATTTATCCCAATCCCATGCTTCATCTGTATATTCTATCTGTGTGCGATATCTAAGATATTCTCGGCCAGACTCATCCCACACTCTATCTAATTCACCAGTAGTTTCAGTATCTATCTGGTGTAGAAATGCCAGGTCGTATCCATACGCCTCGGTCCACTCCTCTGACCATACTGCCTCATCTCCTTCGAAATAAGGCACCGTATCAAATATTGACACCGCATTATCACTAAACGAAACAGAACTATTGGCAATTAAGTCCCAAATGCTTGTTTTGTTTTCTACAATATCGTCATAAGCTAATGAACCCAAATCAAGTGCGGAAGACATCCATGGCCCGGCTGCTATTGAAATGGATTGTCCGTATAATCTAACCACCACATAATATGCATATTCGCTATTTGCCAGCATCTCTCTTCGATAAGAAGCCTCATCTGTTATAACGGTTGTTGTCGTAGCATCTGATTCATCTTCTTCAACATATCGATTTTCTAAATTGGGAATAAACAGATCTACATTTACAGTTAAACCATGATCAACAATTGTAATTTTATCAATATAAACAGACGGCAAATATTCACCCGTCTGACTTAGAGAATTACCTTTAAGTACTAATCCAGACATCCGCTACCCCCTTCATCATCATCGTTACTTACGGCATCGCAAATTTCAATATCATCAGAGACTGAACCATAAATATCGTAATAAGTTGTATCTTCTTGTTCCATTCCGCAATCAAAGTCTAAATCAACGTAATAGGATTCTTTGTTAAATTGTAATGCGCCCCGACATGCAATATCTTCGTTAGCCATACCATCTGTTAAAACATCAAAATAGTATTCTACACTCCCTGTTATTGATGAAGCAGCAGAATCGTCTACTGCTGCTGCGACGTGTGAAACTAAAAATCCATTTTCTATTTGAGGTGCGGTCTTCCGAAAGTATTTTTTGAGTAATGCCGTAGGTGTCAAATCGGAACCCACCTCAAAAACTTCAATATCAAAATTCGTGGTCAACAATAAAGTATTCAATTCTTCAACATAAAAAACAGGATCATCTCTTTGTAAAATTATCATTCTACCATCAATAAAGGCGGGTGTTTTTTGCGATATCGTGCGTATTGATTTGGGATTATATTCGGCTTCAGCTTCAACCGTAGTTAATCGATAGTTAGCATCTATATTGAGTTGTGGAATTAATGATTGGTGACTTGGATTATTCAATGTAGAAGAAGTAATGGTACTTTGCAAAGCTACTATTTTCCATGCAGGTGCATAATCAGCTTTTCCGTCAAGGCGTGCGTCACCTATCATACTTTCATACCGATATATAGATTCTCGTGGACGCTCTTCAAAAGGGGTAGGCTCATTTGTAAACTGATCAAATGTTGCACCAGGAAAATTAGCTATTGATGCCGAAACACCTTCGAATAAAACTTGACTCTCGTGAAAATGTGTATCTCGAATACGTTGGACAACCTTGCTCTGATCCTCTACTGAAGAAGTTGCAGCATAAGATATATCATAAAGAATATTATCATCATAAAATGCATAACTATCGGGCCTAAATTTTCCTATAGCCATAAGATAGTGAGCATAAGGTGTTAGCCTTAGATCATAAACTCGTAATTTTTTATCGATAAAAGTTCCCATCTTTAGTACCCTTTATTTCCCTTAGAACGCCCAGTCTTATTAGCAGAAATATTATTGTTCGTCTTCTTTGAATTAGGCTCTCTGGAATTAGCTTTAGCACTCCTACTGCCTATGTTGGCAGAAGTTTTTGTTTCTTTACCATTGTTTCGAGAAGATATTCCTGCAGGCAATCTTCTATTCATTCGATTCGAAGAAAAACTTTTATTTGTAGTCTGTGTCGGGGTTAAGGCGTGTATATGCTCTGGAACACCATCAACTCCGTATGCTTCCTTACAATTAGGGTAACAATCTGATTGTGCTGATTGAACCACTCCATCGATTACCCGATGTCTATGCTTTACACTCTTATTTTCTGGATGGTATGCATAATCAGTGTATCCATTACCTCCATTGCTCGATTCGATGTTATAAGCATGCGTGTGCCCTTGAACATCAGAAGAAACACCAGTTAACATCGTTGTCGTCTTGTTATCTTCACCCATAGAAGCCGCCGACTCATCTTCTTTATATAGCACCGAGACATCAAATTTAACTGTCTCTACAAATGATAAATAATCATAAGGCCAGTTTGCCTCAACTGGATAAGTGGGTGTTGTTTTTTCGTTATCATCGAAAAGATTTTTACTTCCTGCTGCGGATCCAACTTGCGGAGCTATCATATCAGTATAGGTTTCCGTTGCTCGCTGCTTAACTTTAAAGACCATCCAGCGCATATTTTCCTGTAATACGTCTTCAGAAGCCAAAAGTTCGTTGTCATCTAAAGAATATGCCACACTACTCACAGCTTTCGTCATTTTTTTGTAATCACGAGGGGCGATATTTTGCCAGATGTAACTAAGATCATCTTGGTCTAATTCATACTCAAATTCAAAAAAGTACATAGCCACTGGATCAATCGTAGGATCGTTAATAAAATCAAACATGGGCGGCAATACATATCTTTGCATCTTTTGTACCATCAATCTCACTGATTCTCCCGAAGCATTTAAAGAGTCGCCGCGTATACTTCCAATCTGATCTGTCATAGCAGCATCGATCTTCTCTTTATCAACACTAAAGAATTTTTTCAAAGTACGATTTCTATACTTCTCCTGAGAGGAATTCTGCAGGGTATCTTCATTAGAATCCACAACATAAGGAACTGCTACAATAGCTTCTCGTATGGTTTGCGATTCGGCTATTTCGCCCAAACGCGCTCGTCGGTTTTCTGGCTTAAATCTAACAACATCAGTAAAAGGCTTCATTTTACGATGCATTGCTGCACCATTCTGAACATTGAATCCATTATAAACACTAGAAGTATTAACGACCATATAATGATTTTTCAACCAGTTAGGGGGAATATCACCAATTTCTATAAAAATTCCTTTGTCGGGAGTTTCTGGAATCACACCAAATTGGTGCCACATCCCACGAGGAACAGAGGCCGAAGCGAATGTTGGAAGTTCAAGATTGCCATCAGCATTGGTAATTGGATGTATTCCAGTATTATTAAAATTAAGCATGGGAGTTTCAAACTTAGGCTGAATAACCCATTTTTTACCAACTGTTTTATTAACACTTTTAGTCTGATTGCCGAACTTATCTTCTTCCGCCTCAAGGACCCTTTCTACGCCTCCCAAGAGGAAGCTGGCACTTATCTGCATAGCATTGGCATTGACGTTTTCACCATCATATGGCATAGCCCCCACACCAGGAATATTACCCTTAAATGTCGGCAAAAGCTGTGTCCCCGACATATTCAAAGTACCGATACCAGCGGACGCCGAAACTCCTGGGTCAGCCCGCCAATAGATCATTTTTGTTTCGGAAAGAATCCTTTCTAAATCATATGCTACGCTGGCCGACGGTGTAAAGATAAAGTCAACCCACGCCTCACCATTGTAATAGGGAGGTGTAAAAGCCCAGTTACACCCGATCAAAGAATCGGATGGGTAAGACAACGAAGCAGTAATTCCTGCGGCGGTTGCTGGTGGACTTATTGGGCGCCCAGCAATGGGGGGACCAAATGCTGTTGGGCGTGAGTACATTGTAAAGTTCTCATAAAAATTGGCTGTATCATGCTGTCGCGGATCTTGAGGAATTGGGAAAGTTCCTTTACCAAACGTTGGACTAGATGAAGAGAAATATCTCCGCGCACCAAATCGACTATAGGCAGTATTATCACCCGATGAACCTGACTCATTTTGATAAGTCCTAGGGCCAGTCGTGCTACGCTTAAGCACTAGTCGTGATGCATATGTACTCCCTGCTTCAAACCTCAAATCGTCAGTCACCATTTCAGATTCTAGTCTAGTATATTGCCCGTCTTTAAGGAAGAAGGCACCGACTTGTGCAGCCCAGTTAGAAGCCATAGATGTGTATATGTCGTCATTTTGTTTACCAACAAAAGACGCTGTAAGTCCTGTTATTGAGCAAGATGGGTGCGGTTCCATATCAACAAATTCGAGACCGCCCAAGTAAGCTTCGGGTGTTATAATTGATTCAAATGGTACTCGATAGTCCCAAAAAACTCCACCCTCGTATCCTACCGTATCTCCCGATGCCCCTACCGAACTAGTAGCGAGGATCATCCAAGCTACATCAGCGGCTGATGATAATGTGTTGCCAAAATGTGTTTTTAAAACCTTGTTACTATCAGAGATAATAGGATAGTCTACTGCAATTCCACTTTTAATTGAGTTAAAAAGGACACCTGGGGCACATAGCGATTGTAAGAGTGGTCGTATAGCTCCATCTTCAGCCTCAATAGTATTGTTATTAAACATTGCTAAAAATGAATTTGAGTATGAGCGAGAAAGTTGGCTAGTTAGATCTATAGTACGTTGTGCTGGATAAAACCCTTTATATGGGTTAAACCTGATCGTGCCGCTACACACCAATTTAATTTCTTTGGGTCTAAGTTTTGATAATTCATGGATATTAGTAAATCGACCCATAAACTCTGAATTTGAATAATCTTTATAAAATGATGATTGGGAACTGTTTTTATCTGTACCTACGATCTCAAACCAATCAAATTTATTATTAGCACGAGTACCCAACTTTTTAAGTTCTTCAAGGTGTTCACTAATTCTAAACTCGGGTACAATAGCATAATCTTTAGCTACTGTTCTCAAATCTTCTTTATAATCTTCATATGTTGAGAACCATGGCTGCGATGGATGTGATTCAAAAGATACAGTAGAACCCGTTTTTGCAACAATTCCTGCTTGCGTGTCAGCTTGCCATGCAGCTTCGCCTGCCAAAGTGTCTATAGCGGCACTATATAATGTGATGCCCGCAGAACCTGTCTCGGGAATCGGCATACCAGAAGGCGATACCACTGTTCTAGATTGTGGAAGTGTGTGTTTTCTAGCGTATAGAGCACTAGGCACCAAACTCGGGGCACGATATAGTGCATTAGTAGCCTGGGTTCCACTCAACACATGATAGTATGCGTTTTGGAGTTCTCCGGCTCTATTTTGCCCTCGTAAATAAAACTTACTAGGCAAATTAACAGCGGGGATTCCAGTGCGCGTGGTGAAGTCGCGTGGCTCATCTAATGGCCAAGAACTTTGTGAAACCGATAATCCCCAAGAATTTTGCTTAATTGTTTCACTTCCAAGCAAATAACGATCTTCTAGTGTATTTCTCCAAAAGCGATTATCATAATCTATTCTTTCGGATGATGATGAAAGAAATTCATTTAACGCCGACGGGAAGAGCATCTCTGTATACAATATCCAATTTAAATTATATTCTTCAGATAAATTTGCTATGGCCATAAGCTGTTCGGGTGTTGTCGATTTAGGCAATGAGGTTTGCATCGCGTTATTAAGCTGAAGATCACTAAAATATATAAAATTGTTATTATAGGTTCCGCACACTGTAACATCAGTCTGCTCATTAATGGTCATGTTCAGGCTAACTGGGCGGCCACGCATAGATACTGGCTTAATAGTATAGCGCTCTAATGGCTGTCGATCTCGCTTGAGAGTTATAACTGACTCATCGCGATGCCGTCGCAAGACTTTCTCTGTATAGCTATCTGCCAGTGGCGCATTGCGAGTTTTAAATGCAGAACGACGCTTAGTCATCAAAAGATTAAAGTAGTCTGCATTATTGGGAGTGATACTATAAACGTCTAACAATGTCGTGTTATAATATGTAGTGGCAAGCGTTGTCAAAGCTTTGCCTAAAGTGTTGTCATCAAAGTCATCAGCAGGATCAGTAACGTAATAATTCAAATCAACCGCTGGCTGTGTAATTGGATTACTTGTTCCAACATCACTTTGGGTAATAAAATTAAAATATGCCTCCCATCCATTAGCAGAGCTTGAATACATTCCGGCAGTATCGCCGCCAACTGGAGCATATCCATAATATCTTAAATTCGAATCATTTCCAATGGCACCCGTAATCCAGGCATATTGCCGATCAGCACGAGGTATTGTATGCTGAACCCAATAATTGTCATATTGGGATGCTGTCAGATAAACTCCTGGTTCTGTCTCGATTAAACGGCGACGTGGGTTTCGATTAATTTTATTGAATGATGG